AAAAATCGGGTATCTTGAAAGACCTTAAGTTAAACTTGTCAAGTACCATGAATAACCTGTCTTTCCTTATATTATTAGTACATCCTTTTACCCAAGGGACTTTCTTGATAGGGTGAAGAGTTAATGCAGTTCTCAAGTCTATAAGAGGCTTGTTCTTCTTGTATAACTCTTCTAGCTGGTCCCTTTCAATGCCCTTGAACTCTGCTCCTTTTGCATCTATGAAGTCTGCTATGCTCCCGTATTGTTTCAGGAAAGCCTTAGTCTTCACTTCTCCCATACCATAATAACCAGGTATATCATCCGATTTATCTCCATTAAATATTAGGTAGTCAACGCATTCCTCAGCAGAGTAACCCATTATATCCTTACAGGTTTGACTAAGGATTAGGGTATCTTTGTTAGGATTGAATATCTTGACTCTTTTGTCTAGTAATTGACAGAAGTCTTTGTCAGAGGATATTATGAGAGATTTACCCGGGTGGTTTATTGCCAACCAAGCAATGTAGTCATCAGATTCATATCCCAAGCCTTTTCTATCGATAATCATCTGAACTCCGAGTAACCTTAGAATCCTTCTCAACAGTGATAGCTGTTTATTGAAATCTTCATAATCCATACTTATCTTACTCCTATGTGCTTTGTAACCCTCGAGTAGAC